AGAAAGCCTATGATATTACAAACCTTGCGGGAACACATGATGGACAAGTGGGGTGCTGAGTTGGAAGATGGGATCGAGGCTGATGATCTTGTAGGTATCGCCGCGACTGAGCCTGAGTCGAATGGATCAATAGCAGTCAGTGTTGATAAAGACTTTAAGGCTATACCTTGTAAGCTTTATAACCCTGACAAACCTGAAGATGGAGTAGTAGAAGTCTCTGAAGAAGAAGCGAACAGACATCATTTCTTTCAGACCTTGGTTGGGGATTCTTCAGACAACTACAAGGGGTGTCCGAGTATTGGGCCTGTAAAAGCAAACAAACTTTTAGATGGATGTGAATCTGAGGAAGAAGTGTGGGAGATGATTCTAAATAACTTTGACAAAGCTGGGCTATCTAGTAAACACGCTCTGGTTCAGGCTCGTGTATCTAGGATACTGAGGCATGGTGATTATGATTTTGAAACTAAGAAGGTGAGACTGTGGCAGCCGTTAAAGCAAAAGTAGTAGGGTTGGTTGCGGAAGGAGGTTCTGGAAAGGATACAGTTTTTGGAATCTTTAAGAAGCTGCTCCCCGATAAAACAGTAGTTCGTATAGCTTTTGGCGATGCGGTTAAGGAGGAGGTAGCAGAAAGGCACGAGCTTAGGCTGGAGGATCTTGAGGATAACAAGGAGTCCTTTCGGAATATACTTCAGGAATGGGGAACTGAATACAGGAGAAAGCAGGATGAGTTTTATTGGATAAAGAAGCTCAGCCCTCAGATAGATATACTTAAAGAGAATGCTGATGTCTTGGTGTTTACTGATGTACGCTTTCTTAATGAAGCTGACTTCATAAGGGAGAAGCTAAAAGGAAACATTATAAAGATAACTGCTAAAGGTGACAGGGTTCTGAAGTCAGACCACATATCTGAGACAGAGCTACAATATATTAAACCAGATTGGTTATTACCTAACACTGGTACAGTTAAAGAACTAGCAGAGGGTGTGGCCTTTCTCATACACGACTTAGAGATAGAAGATTTTAACGATGAGTGATGAATTTCAAGATTTTCCGGTAGTCAGTGAACAATTAATCCAAGCTTTGGAAGCTCGATATCCAGATAAGATGACAGACAGTACAGAAATAGATGTAATTTGTCATTTACAAGGACAGGTTTCAGTCGTAAGACTACTAAAAGATGTGCGTCACGCACAAACCGACAATATTTTATCAACAGAAAGGTAGATGATTATGTGTTTAGGAGGAGGAGGAGGGGGAGGAGCCCCCGCAGCACCACCACCCGCGCCCCCCGTGGCTAAGCCTACAACTATAGAGAGACTGTCTAGGTCTAAAGCTAGATCTAAACCCGATAAGAAGAGGCGAGGGACAGCTCGAAAGAGTTTGATTATCCCTAGATCGGGAGTCCAATACTCTGGCAGTAATAGCGGAGTGAATGTATGAGGGTATCCTCAATTAGATCATTCTATAAGAACTGTTCTGAGGATCGTCTTAACTTTCTCAACAGAGCACGGGAATGTTCAGAGCTAACCATACCTTACTTAGTTCCAGCGGAGGGTCACAATGAGTCTACTACTTACCCTACTCCCTTTCAAGGGATGGGTGCTAGAGGTGTTAACAATCTTAGCAGCAAGCTTCTTCTGGCTCTTCTCCCTCCTAATGCTCCTTTCTTTCGGCTTGTTGTGGATTATTATGCTATGTCTGCTGAAGGTGTGGACATTGATGAAGTCCGTTCTGAAATCGAAAAGACTTTAGGTAAGGTAGAGAGGTCAGTCCAAGCAGAGTTTGAGTCAAGCAATATTCGTATTGCTGTGTTCGAAGCTCTTAAGCATTTGATTGTTAGTGGTAATTCACTTCTGTATCTACCGGATGATGATAACATTAGGGTATTCAGTTTGGATTCTTATGTATGTAAGCGAGACCCTAGTGGTAATCTATTAGCCTTGGCTACCAAGGAGACAGTCACTCCAGATATTTTCTCAGATGAGGTAAGAGAGTTGATTGAGCAGAGTGATTCTGCTGTACCCTCAGGTGACAGCTATAGTAAGCCGCGAGGTTTAGACCTATATACCGTAGTTCATCTAGAGGATAACAAGTGGAATGTGTTTCAGGAGATCAATGGTGTAGAGATACCACATTCTAGAGGAACTTATCCCTTGGATAAGAACCCATTCATTCCTCTCAGGTTCACTCGTATTGATGGCGAGCATTATGGTAGAGGATTCATTGAGGAATACTTGGGAGACCTTAGGAGTCTTGAGGCTTTGACTCAGGCTATTGTTGAGGGTTCTGCTGCTGCTGCTAAGATGTTGTTCCTAGTTAATCCAAACGGGACTACCCGATTGAGGACTCTCGCTCAGTCAGAGAATGGAGCTATTGTTCAAGGCAATGCTGATGATGTGTCAGTGCTACAGGTGCAGAAGTTCAATGATTTCAGGGTAGCTTACGATACTATTAATATGTTAAAGGAACGCCTTGGCTTTGCGTTCTTAATGAACACTTCTGTTCAACGTAATGCCGAGCGTGTTACCGCAGAGGAGATCAGATACATGGCTCAAGAACTAGAGGATGTACTGGGTGGTGTATACTCTGTACTCTCTCAAGAATTTCAGCTACCTCTGGTTAACAGAGTGATGGCGAAGATGCAGAAGAAGCGTAGACTTCCTAAGATACCTAAGAAGCTAGTTAAGCCAACCATTGTCACTGGGCTTGAAGCTCTCGGCAGAGGACATGATCTTAACAAGCTTGATACTTTTGTTTCTGGAGCGGCCCAGCTCCTCGGCCCAGAGTTCCCGACCTATGTAAATATGTCGGACTATCTGAAGCGGAGGGCTACTTCTATCGGAATAGATGATGATGGATTGGTAAGATCTCAGGAAGAGATTGAAGCCCAACAGCAACAAGCCCAACAGATGCAAGCAATGCAGAGTATGGCTGGCCCAGCAGCGGGAGCTGTAGGGAAAGTCGTAGATACAGCAGTCAAACAACAACAACCAACAGAAGGATAAAATATGTCAGTAGATACAGTTGCCTTTACCAGCGATGCAACAGGGCCAGAAGCCCCCGAACAACCTCAGGAACAGCAAGAAAGACCTGAGGGTTTACCTGAAAAATTTAACAGCGTTGAGGACATGGCACAATCGTACCACGAACTTGAACAAAAGATGGGGGAGGGTTCGTCAGAAGAATCAACGGAAGAGTCTACTCAGCAGGAAGCCACGGATCAAGTCGTGGAATCTATTGGAGCAGACGCTTTTGAGAAATACAGCGCAGAGTATTTCGAGAATGAAAACAAACTAAGTGAAGATTCATACAAAGAACTTCAAGAGAAGTATAACTTTTCGCCTGAACTTGTGGACTCTTATATCCGTGGTCAGGAAGCTGTGGCACAATCGGAGCTGAACGAAGTTCATGAGGTGGTGGGAGGAGCTGATAAATATAACGAAGTTGTAACGTGGGCTCAAGATAACCTAAAGGAATCTGAAATAGACCATTATAATGAGGTTGTCCTCAATGGAAATAATGCAGCTATTAAGTTAGCTTTGCAAGGGATGTACGCTAGGTATGCCTCAGAAAATGGGATCGACCCAACGCTTGTTCAGGGTGGAGGAAAAGCGAGAGCCGCTGGATACGAATCAAGGCAGCAGATGATTGATGATATGAAACGTCCAGAATACAAGGATGATCCAGCATTTAGAGAACAGGTAGAAAGACGCTTGGCAAACACGCCAGCTAGTGTTATTTAGTAGCAACGTTAGTTGTTAAGCGTTCTGTTGTATGCGTGTCGCTCCCATACTGAGGGGCTCAGTTTTAACTGAGTCCTCTCTTTTTTTTGTAGTTGACGTTTTTACAAACGTGTCGTTTATTTCTACTAAGCCAACTCTATGTGGTATGGCGAGAGTTGTTAGCCCTGCTACGGTAGGATAACTAATTGCAATCGGATACAACGAGGTTGTGTGAAACCTAAATAATATTAACCCTTAGAAAAAGGATTTAAGATGGCAGATACTACTCCATCAAGGTTAGGCCAAATCAACGCCACTGGCGATGTAAAGGCTCTATTCCTTAAGAAATTCGCTGGGGAGGTTCTCACGACATTCGAAGAAACGAATGTGATGAAACCACTCCACACTATTCGTACCATTAATAATGGTAAGTCGGCTCAGTTCCCTGTAACTGGTACAGCTACCGCTGCCTACCACGTTGTTGGGCAGGATCTAGTCAACGCCTCCAACAGTGGTGGTGTTCAAGAGATCCAACACGCTGAGCAAGTTATCAACATCGACGAACTTCTCGTGGCTTCTACCTTCATCGCTAACCTCGATGAATTGAAGAACCACTATGATGTTCGTTCGATCTATTCCTCTGAACTAGGTCGTGCATTAGCTAATAAGTTCGATAAGCAAGTCATTCAGACTGCTATTCTGAACGCTGCTTCGTTCAACACCTCCGGTATTGCTGCCCCTGTAGCCGCTGATGGCCCTAAAAAGGCTGGTAATGTTGTGTATTGTGCCGCTGGTACTGATGACGCTAACAAGCGTTTCCTTGGTTCCACTGGTGCTGGCACACTGAACACCGATGGTACTCTAATGGCAAAAGCGATCTTCGCTGGGGCTCAACTTCTCGATGAGAAGGATGTTCCTCAATCAGACCGTTACTGCTTGGTGAGTCCACAACGCTACTACAACTTGGTGCAAGCCGAGACAAGTGGTGGTGCTGCCCTCGCAATCAATCGTGATTGGGATGGTCGTGGTTCGTATGCTGAGGGCTCGGTGCTTAAGGTTGCTGGCGTTACCATCGTCAAGAGTAACCATATTCCATCAGCCAATGTTGATCAGGAAACGGGTCAAGCTAACACTTATCACGACACCTTCGGTGCTAACATTATGGGCCTTGTGTTCCATAAGTCCTCCGTGGGTACTGTGAAGTTGCAAGACCTCGCTACCGAGAGTGAGTACCAGATCCAACGTCAAGGCACGTTGATGGTCGCTAAGTATGCCATGGGTCATGGCGCATTGCGTCCTGAGTGTGGCGTTGTTCTGATGAATAACGACGATCAGTAAGAGTAGTTATTAACTAATCACGAGGGGAGTCCTACTGGACTCCTCTCTTTTTTTGTTGTAATTTGTTTCAACTTGGCTAATAAGAATCATTGCTATGGCAACACTAGGAAAAACCACTAAGCTTCAAGCGGTAAATCAAATGCTCAGCTTCATAGGTGAAGCCCCTATAAATAGCCTATCTGATGCTACAGGAGTGGGGGATGTTAGCCTCGCTGAGTCTGTTCTTGATGAAATCACATTGGAAGTTCTATCTCAAGGGTGGCACTTTAATACTAATTTTGATGTGACTCACGAACCTGACAGCAATAAAGAGATTGTTTTAGGCGAAGTTGTACTAAGAATAGATACTAAGGTAGGTGCGTATGGTACTATGGATGTTACTTTAAGGGGGAATAAGCTATATAACAGGGCTAAAAACACGTTTGAATTCGATGATGAAATAAAAACTACTGAAGTCGTAGCACTACCTTGGGACGACTTACCTGAAACAGCTCGTAGATACATAGTTTTAAGGGCTGCTAGGGTATTCCAAGATAGATCAATAGGATCGCCTGAGTTGCAACAAACGGGGGTTCAGGAAGAGTTAGTAGCTTTAGCTGCCTTAAGAGAATACGACGCGGAATCTTCAGACTATTCCGTGTTTGATTCCACGTTGCCCCTAAAGACTATTAGCGATTATCGGAGAACAACTGCTTGGTAGTATGGCTCAGATTAGTACCACAATTCAGAACCTTTTAAACGGGGTATCTCAACAGGCTGACTCCCAGAAGTTTCCTAGTCAAGCTCAGGAGCAGATCAATGGCACTTCCTCTCCCGTACTAGGGCTGACCAAGAGAAACCCTACTGAACATATAGCTAAGTTGTTTAATACAACACCTACTGATGTGTGGTCTCAGGTTCTTAATAGGGATTCCTCTGAGAGATACCTAGTTGCTATTAGGAATTCTGAGTGGCAAGCCTTTAGAGTAAATGTGGTGATTAATGGATTTAGCGATTATTCTTGGGGTTCTAGTTCTACTTTAGATTTAGCGGTAGGAGATGCAGTTAGATTAAAAACTTCAGGAACACTCCCTACTGGGTTCAGCGTTACTACTAGATATTATGTAGTGTACCACAGTCAAGGTAGCGGGAACGATGTTCGCCTTTCAGCGACTAAAGGCGGATCTCCTATCGCCCTCACCGATGAGGGGAGCGACATGGTGGATCACTCTGTATGTAGAGATCCTATAGCAGTATATGATCTTGTTAATGATGCTGAGAAATCTATAACTACTACGAATGGGGTAGATTATTTAGTATCTACAACGCCTTCTACTGATTTTAAAGCTACCAGCATTGCAGACTACAGTTTCATAGTTAACACAGATAGAACTGTAGCTATGGATTCTACTCTAACTGCTGCACAGAGTTACAGAGCATATGTTTATGTAAAACAGGGGGATTATATTACTGATTACACTGTAGAGGTAGAGGGAACCAGCTACACATGGCAAACTCCTAGTGGGTACGACTACACTGACCGCGAGTGGGTGGATACTGAATATATCGCTGAACACATAGTATCTGGCGCTGGGTCTGACGGAGAAGGGGATGGTTTTAGTGCATCTGGTTTTGATACACCGACTACTAAAGGGTCTACTATAGAATTTAAGAAAACAGATGGGACTGACTTTGAAATAACTACTCATGACGGGCTAGGTGATGCGGGAATGGATCATGTAAAAGATGAGGCAGATACTTTCACTAGGTTGCCTACAACTTGTAGACACGAGCATAAAGTAAAAATCTTAGGAGATGTTGAATCTAATAGTGATGATTATTATGTAGCATTTACGGCTGCTTCCCCTACAAACGAACCCTTTGGAAAAGGCACATGGGCTGAAACCGTGGCTCCTGCTATTGAGTATAAGATAGATGCTTCAACATTTTGCCACACTCTGATTAGAGAATCGGATGGAAACTTCACCTTTAAACAAGGTGCATGGGGCGAGCGTCTAGCAGGCGATGATACTACTAATCCACCTCCTAGTTTTATTGGAAAAAAGCTGAGTAATATAGTTCTCTTCAGAGACCGTCTCGGGTTTCTCTCAGGAGAGAATATAAGTATGTCTGAGGCTGGTGAGTATTTTAATTTTTTTAGGACTACAGTGACTCAAACTTTGGGAACTGACCCTGTAGATATTAGAGCAAGCCATAATAAAGTATCTAATCTTAAGAGTGCTCAACCATTCAGTAGAAACTTAATTCTTTTCTCAGACAGAACTCAATTTCAGTTAACCGGAGGAGATGTACTGACTCCATCCTCTGTATCTATTTCTCAGGAGACCGAGTTTGAGGTAGACACTACCGCAGATCCTGCAGTTAGTGGTACTAGCATTTATTTCCCATTCACCCGTGGTGACTTTAGTGGAATTATGGAATATTTTGTATCTCCCGATACAGAGCAGATGAATGGGCAGGATATTAGTGCTCATGTTCCTAAGTATATAGAGGGAAATATAACCAAGATGACCAGCAGTTCCACCGATCCAATTATTGTGGCTACAGCTTCAGGACTTACAAACGGTTTTTATGTATATAGATATATGTATAGAGGACGGGATCGTATCCAATCTTCATGGTCAAAGTTCACAATAGATTCAGGAGCTACAATTAAGAATATAGATTTTATTGGAAAAATTTTATACCTAACTATCGCAAGATCGGATGGTTTATACATAGAGTCTATGTCATTCAAAGAAGGGGATAAAGACGCTAATTCTGATTATAAGACATCAATAGATAGAAGGGTAAAAGAGACAGACTGTACTATTAGTTATGATTCTAATACGCAATTAACAACTATTGTTCTCCCTTATACTTCATACGGTACTATAGATGTAGCGTCTAGGGCAGACGGAAGTTCAGAAGAGTCTGGAACGAGGTTTAGCGTAAATCAGTCTGGTAATACAGATACTATAACAGTGGCGGGTGATCTAACATCCCGTAAACTATGGATTGGGGATCAGTTCTTATTCTCTTATACCCTTAATAAACCCTATTTAAAGGTTCAATCTGAGGGTGGTACTAAAGGTAACGCTGGTTCAGGTAGGTTTCAGGTTAGAAACGGTAATTTAACTTACGATAATTCCGCTAGTTTTAAAGTAGTTGTAACTCCTGAAGGACGATCAACTCGTACTTATAATTTTGACAGCAAGGCTCTTAATACCTCTGGTTTTACCTTGGGTGGGCCTCAGGTTTTAAAGGATGGGGTGTTCAAAGTTCCTATAAAATCTAAAGGAGATGTTGTAGATATAAAAATCACCAACGATACGCCGTTCCCTTGCTGTCTTTTAACGATGGAATATGAAGCCACATACCACAGCCGTTTCAAGCAGCTCTAATGAATGGACTTATGCTTTTGCTAGTATCTCTCCTTCTAGGGAGGACGATGCTGCGAGACTAGGCCCGAACCTTAGGCAAGCTGATAAAGATGAGATATATGCCGTTGCTGGTATAGAACCAGAGTTGGGGCTCCAGTTCAGCATGGAGGCTTCCGATAGATGTTATACAGTTAGAGATTTGGAAACTGATGAGCCCTTATCTATGTTTGGAACCAGCCCCACAGGAGGCGATGATGTGACTATGGCAGCAGTTTGGTTTCTTGGTTGTGATGATATGTTTAAAAAGAATAGAATGTCATTCCTCAGAAACTCAAAGTTTTGGGTGGAAAAATTGTTCGGGGATTATAATGTGTTACATAATTTAGTTGATAAAAGAAATGCCATCCATATTCGGTGGTTGAAATGGTTAGGATTTACGTTTATAGCTGACGTACCTAACTTCGGTTACGAGAAGCGGGTGTTTAGACAGTTTTACAAAAGGAGAGAAGATGTTTGATTTTATATTAGCCTGCCCCGGAGCATTTACATTGGGCCAAATGTTGGCTATTTCTACTGCTGTATCAGCAGCGGGAACTGCTATTCAATACATGGGGGCTAAGCAGAAAGCTAAAGAGCAAGAAGAATATCAAGAGCATTTAGCTTCTCTACAAAAGGAAGCAGGACAACGAAAAGCTTCTGCTCTTATAGCTCGAAATATACAAGATAGAGAGGCTGCTGCTAGGCAGAGATTTGCTGTATCACAGGAAGGAGAAAAGGCTAAAGCTATGGGTGTACTCAGTGCTGCTGAAGGAGGAGTTGCTGGTTTATCTATTGACCATATAATTTCCGAGTATGACCAACAGCAAGCCCAGTATATACACGGTATAGCACAAGAACAAGTCATGAGAGAAAGGGAAACTAACAGACTGTTGAAAGATGTTCAGTTAGGTACTGCTCAGCAGATGGCTTCTACTAGGGCTCCAGTGAGAGAACCTAACGCTTTTGCCGCTGCACTGGAATGGGGTGCTGGTTCAGTTGGTACGGCTGTAAAATATGGGTACTACAAAGGTGGAACCAAAGATCCAAATAAATGAGTCGAACTAAAAATAAAAGAGTTAAAGTAAAGACATTCAACGAAATGGCTGGACGTTACATTCCTAAAGCCATAGGAGGTGTAGGTACTTTTCAGTATATGGCTCCATCTAAACCTTCTGGTACTACTGATATGGAGCAGCTTGGAAAAGCTCTTACTAAGTTAGGAGCAGTAGGTTTAGATTATACAGATAAGCAGATAGATCAGAGGACTATAAGTGACAGGAAATCTGGAGTTTCGGATGCAACTAAAGATAACCTAAAAGGCTTAATCAACTCTAAGAAGGGTATTCAGGATCTTATAAAAGCAAGGCTAATAGATAAAGAAACTTCCGCTCCATATAGGCAAGCCTATTTAATTACACTTGGTGAGACGTTCGCACAAGGCCAACACGTTAAAGAACATCTTGTAAAAGACATGGTTCCCATACTCCATGAGTTTTATACGCATCAGTTATTTGAGGGAACTGGTGGGACTGACATTATCAAAGGAAACAAGGATTTTTTATCAGGTAAAAAAAATCCAGAAGGTGCTAGTAAGTCTAACTGGGTGGGGGTAGATGGTTACATTGATTCTATTCTCTTAGAGAGAATTAAGGATTTATCCGAGCAAGTTGGCCCTAATAAATTTGTCCGAGACATTGGATTTTTTGGTAAGTTAGAGCCAGCTTTTAAAGCGGCTAGGGCAGAATGGGATAAAACCGCTAAGTCTATCGCCGCAGAAAGGAATAAAGAGGCTGTCTCTCAAGCTTTAATACATAGGTTTCAAGCTGGTGTTGACGATCCATCTCAAGCTAACGCTGCTTCTTTTTTCTTTGGAAAGGGGCATGATTCAGAGGATGGAACAGCGGAAGCTCTTAAGAATCTAGACGGCGATTTATCGCATATTCAAGCTGATTTTGTTTATAGGAATGCGTCTGGGTTTACTCCTTTCGAATCTATTGATAATCCACGGCCATATTTTTTCAAGCAAGTAGAGTCCTTTGCACTTCTTTTAGAAAAAGGTGAACACACTACTATAGGTGTTGGGGCTGACTACGGAGCTAGGTGCGATGCGGCTCTAAATTTCATTAAACAACAGGAGTCCCAGAAAGAGCCCAATACAGGGCGAAAAGTAAATGCTGGTGAAATGCTGGGAAGTTATGAAAAGCTGAAAAAGGATATAAGAGCTAGAAAAGCTGCTTGGGAAAGCGCTGCTCAAACCAAGAAGGAAGATGGTGAAGTAGCAGTTAAAGATTATGTAGCAATACTTTCTCAACACAAATTTATTGATAAGGACAAAAATCCTCTTACACGAGATCTTCACAAGTTGGTGACTAATATTAGAAATGGGGATGCTTATTATCTAGATGAGCATGGAACCCCTCACACAATAAAGTGGGAACCTCGATCAAAAGATAATCCATTAGGCCCAACTCAAGAAGTGATGGATAATTGGAACACTTTTGCAGCTATTAAAGGTGGTTTGGAGTCTCTCTCATCTATTCGAGCAGCGCAAGCTGCTATAAGAACTGATAAGGACCTTGTTGAAAAGGGTATTAAGGAGGGGCTCACTCATGCGGAAGCAGTATCACTTAATAATCTTGTCACACGTTTGAGAGCCGATTGGCCGTCGAACGAGAAGTTTAGTATGAGTGATCCTAAAGCTAGGACAGCGGTTAATGAGGAAATAGTAAGACTAAAGAAGCTTTACCAAGAAGCAGAGACTCCCTTTGACGAATTCGCTTTTCGGGAAAAAGCCGGTAGGATTCAGGACATGAATCTTTTTGAGGATGTAGCTGGGATCCCTACTCCTGACGCTCGGCTGGGAACTCTGACGAGATCAGTTGGTGAGAATTGGGAGCATCTTACAAGATTAATGAATAATGGGCCTACTGGTACTGTTCAGGTTAGAGCGTGGTTTGCAAAAGAAAACTTTTCAGGCCCCGTTGTTGAAAAATTCATCACTGAGCTGAAAGATAATCAAGCTAAGTTTGAAAAATTAATGACTTTCCACAGAGTTGGGACAAAAACTGGTTTCTCTAGGGTACTAGAGATGAAAAAAGCTTTGCTGGGGGAAGGCTCTATAGGTAACTCGGTAGCAGCCAGAGGTCTTGAAAAATATTTTAGGCTAGCAAGGAAAAACGCAAAAGATAGAATAACAATAATAGATCCTTATTGTGATGAAGAAGATCTTTTTCATGAGGCGATATTCCAACAAATGGAGGGAAAATATACTAAATTAGTAGCCCAAACATATCCGTTAGTTAACTACGATATCCACGAATGCGAGCGACTGGTTCATGAACAGCTATATCAATTAAATGATAAACCTATTGTATTTACAAAGAAGGATGGAACAGAAATAACTCTTAGAGAAAATAGTATTATATGGGATTTAATGCAGTACCCTGAGACCTCGGGAGTAATCGTTGATGATGGCGAACAAAAAAGACCGCCAAAAGATTGGGGAGAACTGCTTGACGCTATTAAGCACGGTAAGGCAATACGGGGAACAAGGACTATCCCCCCTAACCCTCCTAATAGTAGTAGGGGGTTGGAACCTCGTTCAAGGCAAGTGAATCCTGAAGATTTATAGAGATAGGAATATTAAAAATGCCTGAAGAACACTCCGTAAAAAAGATGCATCCTGAAGATTTCAGTGGAGTTGCAATCCACCCCGAGTTATCTAGTATTCTAGCTTCTAAAGAGGGTATCAAAAGTCCT